TAGTAAGTCCAATTTAACAGTTAGTTTATAATAGTATTTAGACTAGATTATGGATTGAGTCTTACCAGTTCTTTCAGGTACTCTTCTAAACCTTTTACACCAGAGTCATAATCTTTGAAAGAACTTCGTAGTTGATCTATATCAATCCAGTCCTTGATTCTTACATCATACTTCGTGGGGGTGTCGAACACCTTGTTGGTATCCTCAAATCTCCCCTCTTTTATGGTGTCCATCCATATTATATAGTCAGCACCTAACTTATCCCTATAGTCATTGAAGGGACATACAAAATCTATAATACCCCAGTCTTTAGAGTTCATTCGGTGGAACTGTCGCACCCTTCCCTCTTCACTGAAATCCCAGTCATCATAATACTCACGAAAAGTATCTGCATTGTAGTGTGGAACTAAAAAGTGATATGCCAACTCTCTTGCGAAGGTTGACTTTCCTGAGCCTGGTAATCCAAAAACTAATATCTTCATTTCATATTTATCTGATGTATTTTATAGGGAAATTGTTCTTTAGTATATATCTTGATTCTTTCTGCACTGTGACGTAGTGTAAAGTTCTTATGTGACTTAATATGCATATCGTCCGCAATATCGTATAACTTCGCCACAGACCCATCGTCAGACTGTCTCAATCCACGCCCTATCGACTGTAGTACCTTAACCTGACTCTTACTAGGGGATGCGAATACTATATTATGTAAATTCCTAATATTAATACCAGTACTGAAAGTACCCAAACTAGCAACAATAATTGCATTCTTTTGTTTCTCCACGATACCACGAATCTGTTCACGGTCAGTTGCATCCACTTCTCCAGACACATAGAATATCTTCCGACCTTCCTCTGCTTTATCTCTCATCATATCAAAGAGAATCTTACCATGTTTCTCTACGAACTGGAAGAGAACCAGAGTGTTACCTTTCTGGTCTAACGCAAGGTTGGTAATCAACTTGTTGCGTTTCTCGTGGGTAACGATATAATCCATCTCTTCTTGGTATGTCTTACCCTGCATCATATGACACACGTCATTATGATAACGTAGTAACAGGACAGATATGTCTAGTTGTGCAAGTGTTCCCTGTACCTGTAGATCACGTGTCGCAGTAACTCGTTTAGTCGGCCCGAACAACCCTTCGAGTACAAGTTTGTTTGTCTCTGTACCATCTAGTGTACCAGTCGTACCAAACCTGTACGCAGCATTGGAACACTTGTTCATAATACCAGACAGAGACTTCGCCTTGAATAGATGTACCTCGTCACCGAACACACAACCAAACTGTTCGAACCATTCCTTCGGGAACTTATAGATGGACTGCCATGTAGAGATTATGATCTGTTTGTCGGTCACCTTCTCTTTACCCGAATATATCTTGTGACATAGATCGGGGTCAAATCCATAGTCCTCGAAATCCTTATGCATCTGTTCTACCAGACTTGTTGTAGGAACAACAATGAGAATCTTCTCATTAAAGTTTTCCATATACCAACGCATAAGATTGTAGATAATAAATGACTTACCCGAACCTGTGGGTGATAATAGGATTGCACGTTTCTCTTTGATGCCGTGGGTTACTGCATCATACTGGTAATCACGTAAAGGAAAGGGTAGGTCTAGTTCACTCTGGAACTTAATAAGGTTTTGATGTTGGACATGGTTCTTATTTTCGGGGTGACCATACTCGTCATTGTCGATCAACTCAATAGGATACATTCTATCTGCACAGAACTTCTTCAGATGTGCATAGAGACCAACATTGAGTTCACGAGTAATCTGATTAAATAACTTTATCTTACCGTCCCACTTACGTGATTTGAATGCGGGCATGAATTTATGACCAGGCACATAGAACGAGAAGTACTCACGTAACTCTGGTATCTGGTGTGCTTCCGCATCAATTGTCATCATCGCATGGTCTTTCAGACCGACACGTATAGTGTTAGGTAGACTCATACTCGATATTGACCATGTCGGTTAACACACACAGACTGGGGCACTTGCAAGTATAGATTTCCTTTACCAATATGGTCTTCTCTGACCCGATCAGCAAATCCTATCCCATCCTTTCCGAAATAATCCAATAATCTCTTGGCAGCTGCAGGGCCAACAATATATCCAGAAGTTCCAATTGTGCCTGTACAGGGGTGTTTTATGACACCTTTCGCTCCTTCCAAACAATCCCAGTCAAACTGTTCTTTCCACACTTCATATTTCTCTGGAGCCCATTTTCTCATTTTTACTGATCGACCAGAATAAAATAATGATCTTACAGTCATTTGATCTAGTTTATGCGAACTAACTTGGATAATGCCATCATGAATGGGTTCTGGTAGTTCTCCTATCAAGGTAGCGTCTGCCTCTAAGATGCAAACTGGGGTATCATTTTCATATGCCCACTTGTAGATAAGATAATGAGTTAACCCATTCGATATTCTTCTTATAGGACATTTACGTTCTTTGAAATTAGTCGTTTGAGTGCAACCCGAAGCGGAGTATTTTAAGAATGTTCCGTTTTCCTTAGCGACTTCATCTAGTCTCTTATATGAAGTAGAATAAAATTTTTCTACTTCATATCCTCGTTTTTTGGCCGACCGAAGACACTCCTCAGTAAGTTTGTTGTATTCCCTAGTGTCTGTGGTTACGCAAAATATTTTCACTATTATTGTCCCGCTTCAAACGAACGCCATCTAATCATATTTCCGATAGTCTGATGTCTCCAATTGAGATTGTTGACTATCTCTGTAAGTGTATCTATAATTGTTTTAAGATACTGAATCTTCATCTCAGAGTCTTGAATCTCTTTGTCGGAGTCGTAGTAGTATTCTTTGAAGTTCTTGGTGGTTGCACTGAGACCCTCATAGGGGTCATACGCCCACCCACGAGACTCGATGTCTTCTTGGGACATCTTACCTTCGTAATAGAGGTACTTGTCTTTGAGTAGAACCTTCTGTTTGAACTCCGCCTGTTTTAGACGGAGTTTTGTCAATGAAAGGTACTCAAGGTACTTTGCATGAAGGGCGGGTGTCACCCTTGAGGTTTCGTCCAATTGATGTTTCGCAATTTCGGAGTCTTCTTTCCACTCCGCAAGAATGCTTTCCAAATCAATCATAATATAATCTCCATAATGTAAAGGTATATAGTGTTAAGTTATCTCGAACTGTGAGAACCTAAATGAAGCGTCAAACGTCACGTAGGTTACATCTCCCTGTGTTGAGGTGAACTCAATATTACCAAGTGATATAGGCATACAATCCTTATACTTGATCTTTTGAGTTGTGTTGTTGTGACTAGACAATACGTGTAGTGTAATGTCAGAGTATGTCGGTATCTTGGTCATTCTCTCTGATTGTGATACTTGACCATCATTGACAATACGAGTCAACCAATCAAACATCTCTTTATAGGATGAAAGGTTTTCGTCTAGGATGATAGAGAATGATACTTCGGTGAAGGTTATCTTGTCACCCGCCAAAGGTACTGACGTGATTCTTCGAATAGGTAACTCTACAGGATTGACAGATGCGCCTGGATGTGATACAGACTGGACAAAGTATTCCAAGTTGGGATACCTTGCCCTGTCGATGACTACCTTAAACCCTGTGGGTTGTAAGTAGTTTAGATTGGTTGTGATTTCCGCATCAGAAATCTGAACTTTACTGTCTACTGGCATAATGACCTCTTATAATATACTTCTATTTATAAGAGATTTAATGTACAGTTTCCTGTTCACGTATTTTTTCTGCGAGTTGTTTGACGACACCCGCCCAGTAGTTTTTCGCCCACTCGGTTTGTGAACGTGCCAATGCATCATTCGCATTGGCGATTAATCTATGATAATCATACATCTACTATTCTCCCCTTTCCGACCCAGATGATTTCTTCGAACTTCTCTTCGTAGGTCTTACCATCTACAGTGAATCCAACTTCGTGTAACTGTTTCAATACGAACTTAACTGCTTCCTTTGCGGTCTCAAAAGAATACCACTTTAGACACTCACGACCTTGGTTTGCAAGTCTGACTTCATACATCATGTTACTCTCCTTTATTTAGTTTGTTACCATAGTAATCATGTGTACCAGCTTCATGATTCTTACGTCTTTCTTTCATTTCTTTCATTGCAGCTAAAGAACCTAACACTCCAAAGAAACATAACCAACAAGCAATAAAAACAACTATAAACTCTACCATTACGCAACCTCCTTATGTGATACGTGGTATTCTGAACGATCGCCTTT